CCGCGGCGCTTGCCCGCGCGGGAGAACGGCTGGCACGGATAGCCGGCAGTGAGGATATGAACGCGTCCGCGCCAAGGCTCGCCGTCGAAGGATTTGAGATCGTCCCACACAGGCGCCGGCTCCAGGGCCTGGTCCTCCATCCTCGCCACGAGAGTGGCCGCAGCGTGGGCTTCCCGCTCGACGAAACACACAGTGCGGTATCCGGGCTCGGCGATCGAGAGCCCCAATTCGAGCCCGCCGTAGCCGGCGCAGAGCGAAAGGCCGCGCAGCTCGCGGTCGCCGCCATGTTCGGGATGAACAGCCACAAGGGTCTTCTCCTCAGGCAGCTCGATCGGCGCTCGGAGAAGGGCTCGAAGGCCTCAGCTGATTGATCTGGCGGCAGCGGCGGCACTTAATCTCGACGAGGCCGGCCAGCGCCCCTGGTTCTGCCTTAAACAGCAGCGCCGCACAAGCGCCGCAGCGGATCGACTCCTTCATCCTTCACACCTACGTTCGCTCCCGCCGTTGACGGCCGGGGGAGCCGGAAGGCTGGCGCGCCAGCCCGAAGGTGCGAGTTACCGCTCGCGGTTCGAGGCGTGCCAGCGCCTCGGCCGCCCCCGTTAGGGGGCAGCGTAGAACTGGATGCCGGAGAAGCTGCTGAAGAGCATGTTCGAGCCCGACACCTCCACGTCGCCGTCTGCCTGCACGTTGATTCGATAGGCGCCGCCCGCGCTGTAGCCGATGAAGATCAGGTCGGCCTCGGGCCGGAAGCCGGCCAGCAGCGTGAAGATCACGCCGTCGTTGGCCGCGACGCCGTTCTGCATCGCGCCTTCGATCGTCACGAGCCCGTCCCGCGTCTTGCGATAGCGCGGGTTTTGCCAGGCACCGCCGAGGCCGATCCAGTCGAGGTTGAGCGCAGGGATCTGCCATGCGCCGAGGTCGGCCGACCAGGCGGCGCCGACGAAGGACCACCAGCTACCGTCGTCCTCGTTGTAGACCCGCCAGCCTTCCTGCGGCTCGGGGAACACCCACTGGCCGCCCAGCCAGACGGCCAGCTCGCCGTCGTGCCCGGCCCATGCATCGGTGGCAGCCGGGCCGACGATCCACGCCTGCCCCTGCGTCGGCGCACCCGGTGGAGCGGCCGTGACGGCGTCGATCACGCGCGCCTGGACCAGCACGTCGAGCAGCGCGAGCGCCTCGTTGTGCGTGACCTCCTTCTGCGCTTGCGAGGTTTCGAGCAGCGGAAGGGCGAGGTTCGGGGTGTTGCTCACAAGGTGGTCTCCTTGGGAAGCCCGCGCCCGACGCGGGCGCTGAGCTGATAGATACGGACGGTGATCGCCGGCTGGGCCGCGCCGAAGTCGGCGGTCTGCTCGGCGGCGGTGTAGGTGGCGCTCGGCAGGCCGGCCGAGATCGTGCGAACGACATCGACGCCGTCGAGCACGTCGATCTCGTAGGCCTCGCTCTCCTCGCCCAGCGGCACGTCCGCGCCGTCCAGCCAAGGCGCTTCGAAACGCGTCCGCCGCTTCCAGGAGATCGACAGGTCGCCGCCGCCGTTGCGGCTGCCGGCCACATGCGCGACCGCGTAGGGCTTCGCCCAGCGGCCGTTGTTGGCGAAGTCGATCACCGCGGCGTCGACCAGCTGCGTCCCGACCGACACCGCCTTGTAGGGCCGCTCGATTCCCAGCTCGGCCGCGGCCTGCTCCGGCCGGTAGATGCCGATCGCGCCCGACAGCAGCACGAAGCGCTCGCCAGGCGCGTGGCCGGCGATCTTGTCCTCGGTGCCCTTGCGGCCGCGCAGCAGGCCGGTGAGCACGTAGGTGCCCGGCGCGACCAGCTCGGCGTCCCGGAATTGCAGCACCTCGTCGCCGATCGCGCAGGCGTTGGCCCCGTTGAGCACCGCAGCCTCGCTCACGCTTTCCAGCGTGTCGCCGGGCGCCAGCAGGGTCACCGTCACGCTGCTCGCATGGTCCCAGTAGTGCGGCGGCGCCTCGCCGAGCGCATCCCCGGTCTCGCCGACGATCGCGCCGGTCAGGATGTCGGCGAAGGTCTCGTAGTTCACCCCCGCATCGAGCGAGCGATAGAGCACCGCGCCGCGCCAGCCGGCCGAAGCGCCGCTCGCGGCCAGATAGAAGCCCCAGCCATCGTCCGCGTCCCGCAGGATCGGCAAGTCCATCAGGTGCGCCACCGTCGCCCCCGGCAGCTTGATCTCCTGCTCCGGCACCGGCGCCGGGGCGGCCGACGCGGTCTTCGAGAGCACGGTCGCGCCGTCCGTCTCGCACTCGACGACGACCAGGCCGAACAGCCGCGTCTCCTTGCGGCGGATGCGCAAGGTCCGGTCCTTCCCGTCGCGCGCGGCGACGACGATCTTCTGACCCGGCTCGCAGTGCAGGTATTCGACCGGCAGCTGCGTGGTCACCTTGTTCCGGCGCAGCCAGGCCATCGAGAGCAGCTTCTCCGCCGTAGCCTTGCCTTCGTCTCCGGTCAGCACCACCGGCACGTCGATCGACACGTCCGCGTCCGACGCGAGGGTCGACCGCCGCGCCCGCTGGCTGTTGACCTGGTAGTCGCGCGCCGGGTCCATGTGCTGCACGACGACCTGCCGGGGCAGCTCGGCGTCGGCCGAGCGCTTGAACTCGTAGGGCGCGGGCCGATCGGTGCCGTAGGGATGCGCGCCCAGGTCGTCGTCGGGAATGCGCGCGATCGGGTGCGAGTCGACCGGGAAGAACTGCAGCTCGCCCTCGATCTCGCTCATGTCGAAGAAGTACGCGGCGCGCAGCGGCTCCAGCAGCTGGCGGACGGTCGAAGGCCGGGCGATGGTGTAACCGCGCAGGTCCAGGTAATCGGCCCGCGCGCCGTCGAGGAACGGCACGCCGGCCGCGTCGCACAGCTCNTCGATCACGGTGGCCACGGTCGCCGACTGNTGCGCCTCGACCTCGAAGGTGAAGTTGGGGATGCGNTTGCCGAAGTCGCCCAGCTGCAGGCCCTCGAAGACCACATAGGCGAGCCCCCGATGGGCCGGCGTGTTGGCGGCGCCCTCGGTCGCCTGGATGGCGGGGTCCGGGTTTTGCGTCTCGGTGCCGAGATAGATGCGCAGAGCGTCGGCGTGCTTCTGCACCCCGGCCGCGTCGCGGAACAGCTTCCCGTCCGCCCAGATGCGCTTAACGCCCGCGATCGGCCCTCGGCACAGCGCGAACGCGCAGTCGACGTGGTAGGTGTAGCTCGTCGTCTCGGTCTTCGGCCCGCCGCCCTTGCCGCCCTGCTTCGTCGTGCTCTTCGTCTCGATCAGCCCGGTCGACCAGATCATGTTGCCACTCAGCCGGTTCTCGGGGCCGAAGATGCGCGGGATCGGCTGGCCGTAAGTCGAGGCCTGGACGCTGAGGTCGGAGAGCCGCGGGCCTTCGCTCTTCATGGTCGGGCCGAAGATCGCCTGGTCGATCTGCGAGCCGATGAAGCTGCCGATCGCGGCGCCGATCGGGCCGCCCAGGTAGTTGCCGACCGCGGTGAGAACGATCGAGGCCATCAGACAACCCCCGGCAGCGCGAAGGCCGCGACCAGGCGCCGCTCCCAGTCCTCGCTCAGCACGTGCTCGACGACGCGGCGCGCGGGCGCGTAGGCATGGAGCAGGCCGATGTCGGTGTCGAAGCCGAGATGCTGCGGCTGGCCCTCGATCTCGAACAGAAGCACGTCGCCGGGCTGCGCGTCGGCGAGGGCCACCGGCCGCATCTGCTCCTCGCAGAGCCGGCGCAGCTCCTCGCTGTCCGGACGGCGCCCGTAGCCGCGACGATCGAGCGCGGCGATGCCCAGCTCGGCCGCCACGCCCAGGACCACGCCGGCACAATCGACACCGACGCCCTTGAGCCGGCCCTGGTGATGGAACGGCGTGCCCAGCCAGGTCCGCGCCTGCAGCACGATCGCGGTGCGCTTGATCGTCATGCCCGCGGCTCCGGGTAGGCCAGCATCGCGTCATTGCCCGGCACGTGCGGCTCGCCGCGGAAATTGACGATATTGTCGAACTTCAGGTGGCAGGTGGCGCATTGCTTGTCGCAGCCCGCGTGAATGGTGAACTCGTCGCCGACCGCGATCGGCAGGGTCGCCGGCTCCCACAGCTCGATCCGGCCGCCGTTCTGCTCGTAGGCGCGCACCTCGGTCTTCCGGCCCGCGTTGGCGCCGCTGGTCCACCACAGCTCGCCGTAATCGAACCACTCGTCCGCCTGGTCCAGGTCGTCGGCGAAGAACACGCGGTTGTCCGAGGTGGCGCCGAGCGAGCCGTCCGTCAGTGCGGTCACCTCGGCATTGACCGCGAACGCCGCCCGGTTGACGCCGCACTGCGGCGAGAAGAGATCGACCCGGCACTCGGGCGAGTAGCTGTCGATCACCGGCTGCTGGATGCGCTGGGCGAGCCCGCGCAGCTCGGCGGTGAAGGTCGGCCCGGCCTGGCTGACCGTGCCGGTCCACCCGCGCCGCACGATCGTCTTGGGGATGGTCAGGTCCGACCAGTCGA